GCGGCTGTGATATCCCGCGGACTGAGGAACAACAACCCCGGTAACATCCGCAAGTCGAAAGACCGGTGGAAGGGGTTGCGCGCCAGTCAGACCGACTCCCAGTTCTTTCAGTTTGAGAGCATGGCGTACGGCTACCGGGCGTTGATGACCATCCTCCGGAACTACCAACGCAAGTACGGACTCCGCACGGTGTCCGACGTCATCCGGCGGTGGGCTCCTCCCTCCGAGAACAACACGAACGCCTACATCTGTGCGGTGTGCCGCGAGCTTCAGATTCCCGTCACCTACGAGGTGGAACTGGATTTGGAGGACAAGCGCACGCTGACGGCCCTGGCCTCCGCCATCTCGAAGGTGGAGAACGGGACGCCGGCCGTCGCCGCCGACGTGGAGGCCGGATATGACTTGATGTGACACCATAGAAGAAAGGAACGCTTATGACCTGGGACTGGATACTTCAGGCACTGGAGCTTCTGTTCGGACCCGGGTTTGTAGCCGTCTTTTGGGTATGGATCAAGAACCGGGACACCCGGAAGGCTGCTTCGGCCAAGGAAAGAGAGGATGTCTACAAGACCATGTATGACAACTTATCGGACACTTTAATTGATTTGCAGAATGAGAATATCAAACTTTATAAGGCGGTGCGCGAGCTTAACCGCACGATCCAGAAAGCTACGGCTTGCCCTCATTTTGCTGTTTGCCCTCTGCGCAGTGAGTTGCAGAACGGCGCGGGAGTCGTCGACATCGACCCTCCGGCAGCAGACCGACCAAAGCGACAGTCTAAGCGCAAGACGGCTGTGGCTATGGTCAGAGGGGATCCCGGCGAGCAAGGTGACGCTGACCATACCGAACGATAGCCTGGCCCGGCTTCCCAAGGGGGCGAGCTTCCAGGGCAAGGAGGGACAGGCATCGGTAAGGGTGAGCCTCGACGGGGACAACCTGGTGGTGGAGTCGCAGTGCGACAGCATCCAGCGGAGGTGCCTCTATCTGGAGGACGAACTGGTAAGGATTCGCAATGCGCTGCAACAGCAGGAGGAGCAGTCCTCTTCCGTGACGGTGACGCTCACTTTCTGGCAACGGCTCTGGATACATGTGGGGCAGGTGCTGGCGGGCGTCGCGTCCGCGATACTGATTGTTATCTTATTGAAACGATGTTTTAAATACTTTTGAATATGTACAAGAGAATTTAGACGACTTTATAACGACATTAAAATAGAATAAAAACATGAATAGTGTACTCGATGGAACCAACCTTATCCTCTCAGTGGGAGGAAACGCGTTGGGATTTAGCACCGGTTGTAAGGTAAGCACCACAACCGAAACGGGCGAACGCCTCACCAAGGAGGCTGCCACCGGCAAGTGGAAGGAGAAGTACGTGAAGTCATTCTCGGAAACCATCTCTGCTGACGGCGTCGTACTCACCGACGGTACGAGCGCAACGCCCACTTATGACCAGTTGAAGGCCTTGCAGTTGGCCGGAGAACCGATTACCGCCACGTACTCGCTGCGCGACGGCGACAAGCGCACAGGCAAGACCTCCGGCGGTTACAGTGGCTCATACATCATCACTTCGCTCGAGCTGGACGCTCAGGCCGGCGATGACGCCAAGTACAGTCTCCAGTTGGAGAACTCCGGCTCTGTGTCGGCAGTAGGCGACGGACTGACGGAGACTACTGAATGAACGAAACAGAACTCTTAATCTGACGGATTATGGCTAAAAGATCAATTACCATTCAAGGCAAGAAATATCCTTGCTACATCACCAACGGCGCCATGCTGCGCTACAAACGCTCCACGGGAGAGGACGTAAGCAAAATGGCCAACGATGACACGGCCAAGATGGTCGAGTTCATGTACCACTGTACGGCGAGTGCAAGCCGCGCGGAGGACGTGGACTTCGACATGGACCTTGACACCTTTGCGGACTACACCACGCCGGCAGACCTTCAGGCCTTCGGTGAGGCGGTTACAGAGGATTCAAAAAAAAAGTAGATGATGAGGATGAAGTAGAAAGTGATATTGAAACACTGTTGGGTATCGCGATGGGGTGTATGGGGATGAGTATGGATGACTTTTGCCGATGCACCCCATCCGAATTCTCGGAGGTGTGGAAATGTTTCCAGCAACAGGAGGTGAGGAAGGAGCGCAGCGCATGGGAGCGCAACCGCTGGCTGGCGGTGTGCGTGGTGCAGCCCTATTCCAAGAAGACACTCGGTGTAAAGGACATCGCCGTGTTCCCGTGGGAAAAAGAAGAGCCGACAAGGCAGGACGCCCAGCCGGCTATGAGCACAGAGGAAATCATGGCGAAGTACAGGGAAGCGTTGAAGCAGTACGGGTTCAAGTAGAACGCTTGCGCTTCTTGTCATGTTTCACTCATCCGGGTGATGTTGGTGTATATAACCAATGATAGCCCAGGCAAAGACTATCCAAAAGATTATGACACCATAGCAAAATGCCTTTAAGGCAAGTGGGTGATGTAAAAAGAACTCTGTCATACGCTATTCGTTTTGGGCAAAGTTAGTGATTTAAATCGAAATAACAATGGATAATTCAGTAAAATTTAAAATAGAACTTGAAACCAACGGGGAGAAGGTACTATCCACTCTCCGGGTTGACATGAATGACTTCAAGGAGTCTATTCGTCTTGCTACCGCTGAAACCAAAAAACTTAGCGGCAGTCTTTCAGAACTGGCTGAGACGTCCGTTGTCCTCACCTCTGCAGTTTCAATTATAAACGGTATGAATCAGGCCGCTGGCTCTGTTGCCGACAGTTTTGACCGCTTCGATAATTCGATGCGTGCCGTGAATACGATGGCCGGAAAGGACCAGGCAGGATTTGAAGCACTGACCAACCAGGTAGAAGAACTTTCAAAGCATATCCCGTTAGCTAAAGACGCATTGGCCAACGGCTTGTATCAAGTTATCTCCAACGGAGTGCCGGAGAACAACTGGATAGAGTTCCTGGAGAAGAGTGCCCGTGCTTCGGTGGGAGGTATCGCCGACCTGGGCGAAACGGTCACAGTAACCTCCACCATCATCAAGAACTACGGCCTTGAATGGAGCGCAGCCGGAGATATCCAGGATAAGATTCAGATGACCGCCAAGAACGGCGTGACTTCCTTCGAGCAACTGGCGCAGGCACTGCCTCGCGTCACAGGATCAGCCGCCACGCTCGGCGTGACAATCGACGAGTTGTTTGCGTCCTTTGCCACACTGACCGGCGTAACGGGTAATACTGCGGAAGTCTCCACTCAGTTGGCTGCCATCTTCACAGCCCTCGTAAAGCCGAGCAGCGAAGCCACCACCATGGCCCAGCAGATGGGCATCCAGTTCGACGCAGCTGCCATCAAAGCGGCGGGAGGTATGCGCAACTTCCTCCAACAACTGGATAAAGATATCAAGAGCTATGCATCCGCCCACGGACAGTTGGACCAGGAAATATATGGCAAACTGTTCGGATCCGCCGAATCGCTGCGTGCGCTCACGTCCTTGACGGGCGAACTGAGCGATAAGTTTGGCGAGAATGTAGAGGCCATGTCGGGAAGTGCCGGAACCATCTCTGCGGCCTACGACAGCATGGCAGGGAGTGCAAGTGCTTACACCCAGATTCTGAACAATCAAATCACCACCGCGACAAAGGAGGTGGGAGCCATTGCCAGCAAGGCACGGCCTTATCTGCAATATGTGGCCATCCTCGGTCAGGCTACGGTTGGCATAATAGCTATGTGTGCGTCTATCCAAAAAGGAATCGTGTACGTAAAAAGTCTCTCTTCGGCTGAAGTGGTGCTGGCCAAACAGATCAACGCAACGACCTTGCACGGAAAGATGCAGGCTGTGGCCATGCGCATCCTTACCGCAACGACCGGAGCTACCACGGTAAGCGTAACGGCGCTTACAGTGGCCACTGCGGCATTGTATGCCGTGACGGGCACACTTCTGATTGCAGGCATCGGTGCGTTGATAAGTGCGCTCTCTTCCTTCTCCTCTTCCTCGGATGCGGCGACCGATAACGCCGACCAACTGGCAAGCTCGACCAACGCCTATAAGGACGCGGCTGCGCAGGCCAAGAGCGAGATTGAACTGGAGCGCGCAAAGCTGCAGGACCTGATTAAGTCCAAGAAGGATGCCACCGACGCTATCGCCCGTCTGAACCAGCAATACGGTGAGGAATTCGGGTATCACAGCAGCGCTTCGGAGTGGTACGATACACTCACATCCAAGAGTGAGGACTATTGCCGGCAACTTGCCTACGAGGCGAAGGCCAAGGAACTTGCCAGCAAAATCGGTGAGACTCAGGTAGAGTTGGATAAAGTCAGGAAACGTAAAAAAGTACTCGAGGACAGCGGCCAGACCGCCCCTCCCCAAACACGGGTGAGGTCGATTGGAGGCGGTGCTACCGTCACCGAAAAGACAGGGTCGGAAGAATACGCCAGCCTCATACAGAAGGAGGATGAACTTACCCAGCAGGCGGCAAGTTGGAATACCGAATTGCAAAACTGCGTGGAGAGTGCGAGACAGGCACGCGAAGCGTTATCCTCTGTAGGGAACGAGACTACCCAGAAAGGCGATTGGAAGTCGATGAGCTATACCGACCTCTCCACCGCCATCGAGAACCAGCGCATCAAGGTGAAAGGCCTGGCCGGAACGTCCGACACATCGAACGCAAATAAAGAGAACGAGGAACTGAAACGCATGGAGGCCCGCAAGAAGGCCCTGGAAAAGCAATACCACCTCTCCACTTCCTCGGGCAGTGAGTTCGACGGAAAGAGCCTTATCGCCAATGCCACCTCTTACCAAGCGCTCGGCAACAACGTCAAGTATTACCAGACGCAGATCGAGAAGACGGACCCTGCCGAGAAACAACATATCGCCAACCTGATCAAGCAGCGGGACGAGACCCAGAAGTCACAGGACGCCGTGAAGCGTCTCTACGAAGAGCTGGGCCGTCCCACCTCATTCAGTTCCCTCGATGACTTCGACAAGGAACTGACCTATCTGCAAAACCAGCGCAACGCAGCCTCGCAGGAGGAACTCGGCCAGCTGGACGCTCAGATAAAGCGTGTGACCGACCTTAAAACGGCGTTCGAACAGGGTTCTCACATCGGCCTCGACATAGACGCCGTCGACTCCATCCAGCAGGCGGAGACGGAGCTGTCCTATTGGGAGCAGCGTATCAAGCAAGTGGGAGGTGCCGAACGCGAGGAAGCGGTCAAGACCCGCGACGCCTGGAAGGAGAAGGTGCGCGTCCTGAACGAGAACACCACCATCCCCGTACCCGTGGCCGACCTCAGCAACCTGCAACAGGCCTCTGACGCCATCAGTCTTTACGAGCAGAAGCTGCAGCACGCCACCCAGGCGGAGAGTCTGGAAATCCAGAAGCGCATCAACGAGTACAAGCGCTGGAAGAAGGAACGCGAGGCTGCGTTGAATGAAGCTTCGAAACCTGCGGACATCAGCCAGCTGAACACCGTGGGCGACCTGGAGGAAACCATCTCATGGTACACCGACAGCATGAAGACGCAGAGCGACGTGGAGATAGAGGCCACGCAGCGCACCATCCTCGCCCTCGAGAAGAAGCGTGACGCCCTCCAACGCCTCTCCGCCATCCCCAAGATGCAGAGCGAGCTGGATGACCTGGACGGACTGAAAGGCCATAAGCTGACCATCGAACTGGAGGCTATCGGTATCGACGCCATTAAGGAAAAGATACGCAGCCTTCAGAAGTTGCTGGATGACACCAAGGACCCGCTGGGCGACGACCAGCGGAAGGAGGTGCAGAAGCAGGTGGCCGCCTGGAAAAGCTACGAGAAACAGTTGAAGCGGAGCCAGATCCGGGTGGAGGACATCTGGAGTCCCATCAAGGGTGTCGGCGGATCCATCGAGAGCATGACCGACGCACTCAAGGGTAACGGCAACGCCTGGGACAAGATGACCGCTGTCATCGACGGCGTGCTCTCGCTCTACGGCGACTTCTCCTCGGTGGTTGCCATCATCGGCACACTGACGGATGTCTCGAAGAGCCATGCCGCCACAAAGACGGAGGAAGCCGCCGCCGAGGAGGCCGAAGCGGCAACCACCACAGCCGGTGCCGTGGCCACTGTGGCCGCCAGCGCGG